CATTTTCTTCGTAGTTAGCACCCATACGGATAGCTTCACGTATTGCTTCTTCATCAAAGTAAGGCATGTTTCTTAGTTGCCTTAATTGACTTTTGTTCATTTTATGACGATGAACTATGTATTCACATTCCTGTATGCTTGTACCTGCAGGGTCTGGGTAAAAATCCCAACAACTAACAAACTCTATTCTAGGAACTCTAACATCAACTGGTGAATATTCTCTTTCACCTTCTTCGTTTATTGCCCAATTATTTAATCTTTTATTAAAATTAAATGGACCTTTAACAATACCAGTTCCTAACAATGCAGATTCTAATAATGCATTTCTTATCTCTGATGACCCGTTAGATTCTTCTATTTGGTCATGGATAAGTTTTTCCATTCTTCTCGCAGACTTTTGTGCTGGAGATAATTCTAAGTCTTGTGGGTTAGGGCTCAAGCCTTCTTTTAACCCTACTTGCTCTGCTTGTTCTTCTAAGCTATCTTCAAACATGCCTGTGCCTAAAGTAGCTCCGGGTTTTAATACTTTACCATCACCTTCAAAGCCAACATCATAAATACTTTCTACTGGTGCATCTTCTAATCTATTGCCTATATTATCAGGCATGGTTGTTTCTAAACCGGGATTAGGATTTTGGGTATCTAAGTATGCGTGTTCTTTTTCTCCTTCTGGGATTTTAGTTTCTGATATACCTATTGGAAATTTACCGGTGCCGAAGATAACATCTACTAATTGTCCAAAGGCTGCTAGAACTTTTGTTTTAGTTATCTTAACAAATATTCTAGACTTTTCTGATTCTCTAAACTTTATTGATTTTGCATAGAGACCACGATAGTTTTCGTATGCTCTAAGCCAACGTCTTTCATCTGTGTCTCTAGCTGTTTCAGCTTGGGCAAAACGTGATTGAATAATACCAACTAAATTAATACGTTGGTCATCTTCAAGATTTAAAGTTTTACCTGCTTCACCTTCTACTTCTTCGTAGATGTTGTCAGCAGTTAAAAATGTATTGTCGTTTTCTGCCATTAATACCCAAATGTTTCGTCAGATGGTTGGTACATCCTCGTTTTAATCTGCAGCATCCTATCATATGGATGGTCTAATTTAGGTCTACTCATAATCATGTAACGTAATGCATCGTAAGCATGGTCAGATGAATGAGTATCCACATCCTCAGGATTACTCTTCGATAAAGGCAGACTTTGTAATTCTTTTATTAAATTCGTACATGTACTTAATATTTGCAATCTAGGTCTACCGGTACTCCTATCTTGTCGCAAATGTTCGTGTATTTGAATCTTACCAGCTAATCTATTTTTGTCTGCTCGTCTTAACTTGTGTCCTTTTTGGATAAGTATTTCACCTATCGTTGGACCAGTATAACCAGTTCTAGACCATGCTGCTGTATCTAATACACCACCTATTGACTTAGCTTCATTCATTTCTAAGTCTGTTATCTTATCGCCGAGAGCTTCCCCTGTAAGACCTTTTTCGTATAACTCTCTATATATGATGATGGTCTTGTCTTCGGGGTCAATCGCAGCCCATAAGCAACAACTCTCAGAAGCGTATCCGTAGTCAATGCCTTTTAATCTTTCCCACCATGTAGGTATTTCAAAAGGTGTTATAACATGGATGTCGGGTTCAAATTCTGCAAACGCTGCACCTTCACTTATATTCCAATTACCCTCAAGTAACTGCTTACGCTGTACTGGAGGTAAAGAAAGTAACATGCGTTCATACTCGCCATCCTCTGCAAGAAACGGATTATCCTGTAATCTTGCTGGAATAAACTTCCTTGTTAAACCGTCTGTACCAACAAAAGTTTTATTTTCATCAGACGGGTCAACGTATCTCTTTTTAACCCATTGTGCTCCAACTCCTCCGGGGTTTGCTGTACATCGCAAAAATGTTGGCAGCTCTGGGTCTGTTGTTCTTAACCTAGATGCTAGATAATTCCAACCAAACTCTGTTGGTAAATGCGTAATCTCATCAAAACCAATCCAACTATATGCTTGACCTTGATAACGATATACGTCTGCATCTCTTTCTAAAAATCCAAACTCTATCTTAGCTCCACTAGGGAATTGCCATAGCTTTTCTACTTCTTTGAACTTAGCACCCTTAAATGCTTTTGGGTACAGTTCACGAGATTTATCTATAAGCTCCCTAAGCTCTGGCATTGACCTTCTTAGTATTAATGCTCTATGAGCACCAATGTGACAATACCTTAGTGGGTCGATAAGCATTGCAAAGCTTTTTCCCCCACCTGCTGCACCACCGTATAAAACATCTTTTTCGGATGCAGCTAAGAAATCTGTTTGTGGTCCATCGTTAGGCATAAATGCCACATGCGAACCAGTATCATCTAAATGCTTTTGTATTTCTTCTGGAAGAGCTTTAGTATCTTCCTTTGATAAAACATTAGATGTTAAAGCTTTTTCTTCAGCTTCAGTTTCTTTTTTTATCTTAGCTAAATGTCTTGTTAGCTTTTTAACTTTCTTATTTTTACTTACTAATTGCTTCTTAGCCCTAATAGCAAGTTGTACATCAGAAAGTTCTGAGTTCTTTGGTCTACCACCTTTCTTACGTGGTTTACCGTCTTTATTAAGTATATAGCTCCCATCTGGGTTTGTCAAGTACTTTTCAGGATTTTTTTCCCAGTCTTCCATACTTCTTATCTACGTATTTTTTCAAACCCATCTTAGACATAGACCTACCGGTTTCTGCTTCTAACCAATCAACACCTACACCTAAACTAATCTCACCTAAATAAACTGATTCAGCTACCTCTTTCAATACTTCTAGTTCTTGTGGAATAGCTTTTAAATAACCTTCTATTAGTCCATCATCTTCATAACCAAAAGGCACTGTAGATGAGGTACGTCTTTTGTAATCGTCTGGAACTAACTTCATATCCTTAACTTGTCTTTCTGTACTTCCTTGTTTTTTTAGCAATTCGTTTTGGTTGTTTAGAGAACTGTTTACCTTTCTTGGTATCGGCTCTTTTCTTTCTCGTTGATGCTGCATACTCTTGTGGCGATAAGGCTTTGATAGCTTTTTCAGGTAAATAGCGTTCCCCAGTTTCTGAGGATTTTTTACCACTCTTAGTTCTCCACTTTTGTTTGGTCCACTCTTTTAGACTACGTTGACTTTTTTTTAGTGCCATGTTTCTTCCTTATCGCTTCTTTCCCTCGTTTAGCAATATTTGCTTGTTCTGTTTTACCTTGAACCTTTGCTCTTTGCTCAAGTACAGTAAGTATTTGAATCTTACGAGCATATGGTTTTTTAATCCTTTTAACTTTTGCGACAGTAGCACGAGCATCAGCAGGTGTTGCATACTTAATGCTAACTGTATCTTTTGGGTTCTCATCGGTATATAAACGTCTACCGCTACCCTTAGGCTTTTTACCTGTTCCTACTTTTGGGTCTTTTCTTTTTGACATAAGGTGCAGTACGTTTTCCTTGTTTGTTATATTTTCCTGATTTCTTTTTAGCTATTGCTATGGCTGCTTGTTGTGCTCTAGACTTAGCCATTATTTGTAGCCACCGCCTTTCTTTTTGTACTCGGATGCTAATAGCTGGGCTTTTCGAGCTGACCATTGCCCGGGTTTACCCCCTTTGGAACCAGCTTTAATCTTCTCAAAAAGCCTCTTACGCATAGTAGGCTTCGTATAGTTTCCAGCCTCATTAACTCGAGATTTACTTTTCTTTTTTGTTGTTGTTTTCTTTCTTGGCATCTTTGCCTCCAAAAATTTTATCCCAGTTATCGCTAAACTGTGCATCTGACACTTGCTTAGCTCTAGCCTTGTTACGAGCCATCCTATTGCGTTTGGCTGCTGATTTTACTCCAAAATGTCCTGCGTGTGGCATTAGTAACCGTAACCGTTAGGGTCTTCCCAGCGTTCTGGCTGATTGTGTTGTCTATGTTGCACTTTAGCTTCCCAGTCTGTTATAGCTCTATGAATACTTTCTTCTGCTAAAACACTGCAATGTAACTTAATAGATGGCAGTTCTAAAGCTGCAGCAATATCTTTATCTTTAATCTGCTTTGCTTCAGCTATAGTTTTACCTTTCAACATATCAACAAACATTGTGCTTGATGCTATCGCTGAACCACAACCATAAGTTTTAAACTTAACATCTGTAATAACATCACCGTCCAACTTTAGTTGTAACTTCATAACATCTCCACAAGCAGGAGCTCCAGTTAAACCGGTAGCTACATTAGGGTCGTTAGGGTCAAACCTACCAACCGCATGTTTTTCAGGATTGTTTAAAACACTTTCAAACCTGTCCACTACTTGTTGTGAATATGCCATGCTAGTAAACTATGTTAGCAAATAAAAACACACAAACAATAAGTAAACTAAAAGCTAACATATTGTTAAATTGTTTCTTCTTAGGAACTAACTTTAACTTTTTTAAATCGCTGTAATATCGCATTACCATTTTACCTTATCTGCCCACCATGCTGCTGACATCTTGCCTTTAGCAATATTCTTAGCATGACGAGCTTTGAAAGACTTACGCTTGGCTTTCATTCTAGCAGACTCACCTTTCTTAGGAGCACCTGCTGTACCTTTTAGTGTACCTACCTTTTTACCTTGCTGACCAAACCTAATCGTTTTAATCTTGTCACCTTCTTTAGCAACAACCACATGCGACTTAGTTGGATGCTTAGGAGTACGTTTAGGTTTATTATAACCGCTTACTCCTGCTTTTTCTAGCCTTGGGTCTTTCTTTTTAGTCATTAGTGCAATACCTCTATTGCTTCTTTTTCTTCAACATAGTGCATAACACCACCTTCAGTTACTATTTCAACAAACTCACCAACTAAGATTAAGTTGTTGTATTTAGCAGCTTGTTCAGCTTCTTCCCAATCTGGTGCAAGTATGTTGGGTCCTGCATAGCGTTTACCTTCATCTTCCATTTCAGTTAGAAATATCTTCATATTGGTCCTCGGGTAGGTCTAATGGTGCTTTGTCGGGCATCAAAAAGATACCACTGTTCACTGTATGGTTAACATCTACCTTATCAACTTTAGTAACTCCAACCCTATCAAGTAGCGTTTGAGCTGCTGCAAGTTTATTATTAGCTTGAATAACAGGCTTAGTAGAGTCCATTATTTCAACAAGCTTAAAGGCTGCTCGTGGTGCGGAGTTTGCTAAGACCTCTTGAGTCAACTCAAGTATCTCATTCTTCAAAGTCTTAACCACATGGTGATAATGACTCTTGTACCCTGCAAGTTCAGCAGCCTTTTTAGCATCACCTTGAGTCTCAACGAGATACTCTAGAAACGATTGCTGTTTCTCAGTGAGTTCTCTTTTAGAGTCATTGACGACTGTTGGTAGTATTGCCATCCTAATAGTATAGTGATGGATACAAGATTTGTCAAGTTATTTAAAAAGTTCTTGACAGAATGCAATCTGGAAGCTATAATAACTTTATCGGTCCCCCGGGTCAATATATAGATATAGAGACCCACCAAAGCACTAAAAAGTTCCTAAAATAACCTCCCTAAAAACTACCACTAGTCTATAAAGATTAGGGGTACTTTATAGCCCGACAGTAAACTAGTTTTATAAGGGTTGAGGCAGAACTGGTATACCCTGAAAAGTCTATAAAATGTATGAGTATGCTATAGATATATGGGTGGAGGGGGGTGGTCACCTGCGTACCCCATAGCCTTTGAAGTACTCTGTGAGCAACCCCTACAAGACTAACAAGACTTCAGAGACTTGGCAGACTCTAAAGACATTGGAAGAAACGAAAAGACTAGAAAGACTTGGAAGAACTCTAAAGTCCTACGAAGAACTAACCAATCTAAAACTAGTTGATGAGATTTACTAGTCTTTGAAGTGTTATGAAGTTAACATATAACTCTAAAAACTTGGTAGGTCTTGGGAGTACTTGTATGCTCCAACCATATAGCTAACATACTCGCAGAGCTCGTATATCAAAGTGCTCCTTTGTCGCACATTAATTATTATTGCTAACAATAAAAGTATGCAGTTTAAAGTTATCCACAGGTTATTCAATAAAGTTATCCACAGGCTAAGTCGTAAAGGCGTTGTTGATATGATTTGCTACAACCTCAACTTGAATAACCAATGTATCTAATTGTAGAATCAAACAGGATTTATACTTTAATAGCTATCCTCTTTTCTGCTAACCTTTACTTTATTAATTAAGCAGTTTATCTTCATGCTCAGGAAGTCTAGGAGTGAACCTTTAATTATTTAAAGTCAAAAGATGTTTAAGTTCTTTAACAGTCCTACACTCACAAAAATATTGACTGTTTTTAGTCCATTCTCTACCTTTATTGTCATAAAACTTTTCTTTATAATCCAAAATTAGTTTTTCTTTAGTCATAACTTCTTTCCTCCTTAGTTGTTTTGTTAAAAGCTATATAGTCTATTGTCCTGATTTCTGGTCTAATGTCAACAACCTTATTAGATTAAATTCTTATATATAATTCATTCTTCTATAACTACAAAGTCTAAGTAGTCCTTTGACATTCCCTGATGTTTACTATAAAGTTATAACCATATTAACAACTAAGGAGTACTAAATGACTTTTACAGAACAAGAAATATTGGAAGAACTTAAAGAGTTTTGGCTAGACCCATATACTACTGATAATCAATATGTAGAAATGGAATGTTTTGTCAATAATTTATTACATAAAAGAAATCCTAAATATTTTGTCTTAAGAAACTTAAGTAAAAGACAACTAGAACAAAAACAGCAACTTAGAAAAGAGGAGGTAGCATAATGAATAAATATAAAAACTTTGAAATTAGAAAAGGTAATCTTTTAGAATTTACTTATCATAATCCTGATAATGATTTAACAGGTTCTAGTTATGATAAAGATATTTGGGTTATTGAATCTGAAGATGAGGATTTAATTGATTCTGGTATGGACGTTTGGCACTACAGTTTTAAAGAGGCTAAAGAACATATTGATGATTTTATGGAACATTTAGACGATTAATAAGGAGGTAGTATAATGACTAAAAATCTAAAAGTGTTTATAAAAAATAATTATGGTACTGATTATGTTTATCCTGATTGTGAGTTTTCAAACATGATTACAGAAATAACAGGTACTAAAACTTTAACAGACTCCACGATAGCCAGACTAAAAAGTTATGGCTATTCGTTTGAGGTAGTCGCTGGACAACAGGAGATATAATATGACTGAAACTAAATTTATGGCATTATGTGGAGAACATCTTATTGAACCATCTATTGCATTAGAGAATGAAGCTTTAAAAGAAGCTTTGTTAAAACGTAATGATGAATTGGTTGAGGCAATCTTACAGGAGGATTTTTAAATGACTAAGTTTAAACAAAACAAAATATTAAAAGTGATAGTTACATACTTTGATAAAAACACAGTACAACTAGACCGCCATGAAACAGCTTTGAAAAGTCAATTAGTGGCTCAAGGATTGATGGCAAATAATACAGACTTACAAAATTTAATAACGGAGGTAACCCAATGAAAGTAAGAAATATGATAACCCCTAGTAATAATACTGCACCTAATCAGTTTATTATCACAACCAATGATGGCGAAATATTCCAAAGCTATAAGAGTGTCATTGCAATAAAGCATGTTGATGGTCATGTAGTCCTTGACGAAACCTATTGGAACTATTCAAGCACTACAGGCAAATATAGAAATATGTTTTTAGGCGAAGATAGGGCAACCACTGAGGCTAAGATAGCATCTGGAGAATATCAACTAACTAATCTAAACCCTTACGGAGATAATTAATATGGACATAACTAAACAAGATACAGTATCGTTGAGGCACATTGTATTATCATTAAATACACTACCCGCCTTGAATACTGAATTAGAAAATGAAAGATTAAAACTTGCAGAGGCAGAACTTAAAAAGAGGTTGAGGCATGAGTAAAGTTACTTATCGAAATACAGGCAAAGGCAATCCGGGAACGGTACTAACTTTGCACGATTTACCATCGTCTAGAACAAGACGAAGAATGAAAGCTAAACAACAAAGAAGGAGGTAGCATGAGTAATGTAGAACTACACAGACTTAGAAAACTTAAACAGGAACTGTTAAGTATTATAGAAACTAACATAACAGTTGATTGGTTTCACGATATGCCTGAGGCAGAGTTTAGAAGAATGTATGACTTTGTAGCTATTAGGTTTGATGAAATAATTGATAACGCTGAGGAGGAAGCATGAATAAAAGTTACAGTTGGCTAGAATTATCTTTAATGCCCCAATGTTGTATTTGTTGTGGTAGTAGAGACATAGATTTACAAAAAGATATATGCCTTGATTGTGGTTCAGATGAAGGGTTATGGGCAGATGAAAGAACAGACGAAGAATATGAGGAAAACAAATGAATTGGAAACAACTAATAAATAAACACGATTGGCAAAGGTTCTTAATTAAAACCTACAACACAACTACTGACCCAGATGAGAAGAAAACGATTGAGGAAGTATGGGAAGTAGAAAAGAATGCTATGGCAGAACTTGAAAGACTAAAGAAACAAAATGACTCAATATAAAAAGAAAGTGGATTTACAGAGGGCTATACTAAAAGCTGAGGCATGGGGCAAAGAACCCTATTCTATAGAAACTCATAGACTAAAAAGCAATGACTATGACACTAGACCAGAGGACACAGATAGAGGGTATGTGACTGACACCAGATACAACAATGGCACAATAGTCAGAGAGCAGTTTGGTAAAGTCATTCATGTATTTGGTAAACCATTATCACTAGAGCAACTAATAGAGAAAATTAAATATGAAAAAGTATGAACCCAGAGTGACAGTGGGCAGTGTCCCCTTTGATGACAAAGCAGATGACCCTTATTATCAAGGTTGGTTTTGGGACTCAGCAACTAAAAAACTATACAGGTGGCAAGACCTACCAAAAGATAATACTTGATTTAAATATTAAACTATGATAAAATGGCAAGAAACAGAATGGAGATACAATGACAATAAGATTCTATAATGCATATGAACTGCCTAGATTACCGGCAGGTCACAGGTACTTTCGTGTAGGCACTATTGGCTACAAGTGGGTAAAGATTAAAGAGGCTCATGCCCCATATTGGAATAGAATATCTATAAAGAAATGGGAAGAGATTAAACAACTAAAAACTTTTAAAATCATAAGGGAGGACTAATGATAAAAGATTTAGATTTGCATGGTGTTACTAAAATAGTAATTGAAAAGGGCGGTCATATTTTTGGAGAAGGTTCAACAACTTACAATGATGTGATAATAGTAAACGACAAAGGCGAGAGGTTTATTTTAACTTGTTATTCAGCAGAGCCAGAGTCAATACCGGTAGAACTATCGTGACAAGTTTATCTGAGGCAATGGCAATCGTTGAGCAGATTGTGGATAAAGAATCAAAAGCACAAAGTAACTCTGAAGAGATACAAGACGCTTGGTATATAATTAAAAATAACTTGAGAGGCTAATATGAACATGCGAGAGCATTTAATTATGATGGAGAATATCAGAAAGGGTAAAGCCCCTGATGGTAAAACATTAACTAAAACAATAAGGAAAAGAAATGAGTCACCCAATAAACGACAGAATTAAAGAAACAATAAGTGAAGGTGTTGAAGCTGTTTGGATGTTGCCAAATAGACCAGACTTACGAGAAGATTGCGAAGAATATATATGGGATTATTATGCAGAAGATATAATAAATCCTGATAAGATTCCATCAATGGTAATAGAGTTTTTATCTAAGCATTGTAGTAATGCAACTTCATCAAAAGATTTAGAACACATGGCAAGACAAGGACTAATGGGAGCCAACTATGAATAAAGCAGAAAAGAAAAAAGACCAAAAAGCAAAAGAACAATTTAAAAAGAATCTTGAGAAAAAGATTGAAGATGAACTTGGTAAAGAGATACTGAAGAAGATTACAATACTGACATGAAGTTTAAAATATTTGTTGGTAATTTAGAAACTATAACAGTTGAAGAAGAGTCGATAGATATTGTTAAACAAATACTTATAGATAATAGTAAACAGTTAGTTACTGATTTTTTAGAAGAAGGATTAATAGACATTGAACAACAGGAAGATTAAAGAACTTAAACAACGAGTTCCGCACATACAATTAGATTGGTTGCGGAGTGTTGTCCCTGACCCTAGTGAAGTTACTATGGATAAGTTATCGCAACTCTTACCAGAAGAAACTCATGTCAAGGCTATTGGTAGTGTTAGACTATCTTACATGTCTGATAGATGGGTACTTAAAATGTTAAAGAGATATCCAGAAGTAAAAACTTTTGCACAATTAAATAAAAAAATAAATGGCAGTTAGAAGAGAAAAGGTTGTTATTAACCATGTTAAAAAGAGTACCTCACAAGGCACAGGCGGTAGAGGTAGAAAAGTTAAAATATCTACTAAGCACATGAATAAAAACAAAAAGAAAAGTTACAAAGCATACAGAGGTCAAGGTAGGTGAATGTAGAGTTAGCCATGATAATAGATAGTCAAGATAAAAAGTATTATGTTTATGGAACTTACGAAGAAGTAGAGAACTATGCTGACTCTGTAGATGGTTATGTACATCATTACTTCAATCATGTTAATCCATCAACAGTTCAGGCTAACTTTAATTACATAGGTTCTGGACAAGACCCATATCAAAGGAGCAGAACTTTCGATTACAAATTAAATAAAACAGTTAACATAATTAAATGGTAGGAGGCACCATGATATTTAAAACAATTATATCCGCAGTAATAACTTTCACTATCGGAGCACTGATATTGGTAGGTGTTGCAGCAGTTAATAACAATCAACTGATTGCACAAAATGGTAAGAAAATCATAAACTTAAAAGCATTTGTGATGGATGATAGGCAACAAATAAATAACCAAAAGGTTAGGTCAATGGAACGAGCCTTGTCTGAATTTATCGCTACTAATGATGAGTTCTTAGAAATGTTTTATGCATTACAGACTGAGTTCAGAGAACA